TAAGGAGTAGATTATGGCTGATGCAGTAACTTCACAAACTATCCAAGATGGTGAGAAGACTGCCATACTGAAATTCACCAATGTCTCTGATGGCACTGGTGAATCAGCTGTTAAAAAAGTAGATGTCTCTGCCCTGGCAACAAACAGTGCCGGGCAAACATGCACATCTGTTTCAGTAGCAAGAATCTATTGGGCCACATTTGGTATGAGTGTCAAACTAGAGTTTGATGCAACATCCAATGTCCTTTTGGTTCATTTGCCAGCTGACAGCACCGGGGACGAATACTATGATTTATTTACTGGTATTCCGAACAATGCTGGAAGCGGAGTAACTGGAGACATTGATTTAACAACTGCTGGACACAGTAGCGGCGATGCTTACACGATCATTTTGGTTCTTAATAAGAACTATTAATGGCGACTACGAAGGATGTAAAAAGATCTCCCAGCGGTAGGCTTTCCTACCGCGGGGAAACTTTTTCTGGTTTCAACAAACAAAAAAGGACTCCAGGCAAGAACAAAAAATTTGCTGTCTTGGCTAAAAAAGGCGACCAGGTAAAAATTGTTCGGTACGGCGATCCAAAAATGACAATTAAAAAAAGCCAACCCGCTCGTAAAAAAAGTTTTAGGGCCAGGCATAATTGTGATTCGGTCCAAAAGAAAAAAGATGTTTTTACAGCTGGATATTGGTCTTGTAAAAATTGGTGATAAAGAATGGCAATTCCAAAAAACGTAGCAAATCCAAGTCTATATAAAAAAGCAAAATCCAAAGCGAAAGCTAAGTTTGACGTTTACCCGTCAGCTTACGCAAATGCTTATATGGTTAAAGAATACAAAAAAATGGGCGGCAAATATAAAGGCGCCAAAAAAGCAGCTGGAGGAGAGATGAGTTTAAAAGCAGTGCCATCTAAAAATAAAGGATTGTCAAAACTACCAAAGAAAGTCCGTAATAAAATGGGCTACATGAAAAATGGTGGCTCTGTAATGATGGTCCAAGGCAGAGGTTGTGGCGCGATGATGGAATCAAAGCGCAAAAAAACCAAAGTGCCTAGAGCGTAATGAGCCTAACCAAGTGGTTTAAAGAAGATTGGGTTGATATCGGATCCCCAAAGAAAGGCGGCGGATTCAAAAAGTGCGGCAGATCTAAGGCAAAAAAAACTAAAAGAAAATATCCAAAATGTGTGCCAGCTGCAAAAGCGGCCAGCATGACTAAATCACAAAGAAAATCTGCGGTTAAAAGAAAAAGATCAAAAAAACAAGGAGTTGGTGGAAAGCCAACCAATGTTAAAACTTTTGCGGCCACAGGTGGTATGATAAGATCTAAACCTAACATGGGATTATTCGGTAGGAGATAAAAATGAAAAAATCCAAATATATGGCCAAAGGCGGAGGCATGAAAAAGTCAAAGTACATGGCTAAAGGCGGAGCTATGAAAGGCACCAAATATATGGCTATGGGCGGGGCTATGAAATCAGAGGTGAAAGCAATGCCTGGTGTTAAAAAGATGCCTCAATCTGTAATTAACGCTTTAGAAGGTGTAGCGGTAGGCGCGGGAGGCGCGGGTGCTGCCAAAGTTGCCAAGAAAGGTTTACACAAAGGTACTAGGAAGCGATTAAAAGGATTGTTTCAGAGAAAAAAAGTTTCTGGGAAAGGCAAAAGAGCTAGATAAATTAAATATTAAAAAGTAGTGACGTATTTAATATCAAACATTCCTCAGTTTAAATGCTGGGTAAGAAGAGAATTTACATCAAATCACCAAAACTATCATGGTGAGTATCTGCATGCCTTGGCATTTGCAGTAAATACAATTCCGGACAGATCCCTGTCTTTCCAAGTGGTTTTTACTGGTTGCGAAACCGATTTTGAAAATTATCCAGATGAAAATGTGCATGGCGGAGCTATGTGGGCTAGGATGCCAATACAAGCGCTTATAGCAGACGTTCCTTTAGAAGAATGGCCACAACCTATGGAAGATCATTTGGCGCAGCCTTGGGATTGTTTAAGCCACCATCACAGCGTGGTTTCTTTAGATCGTGTGAGCTCAAGTCCTTGGTATTGCAAAATAGGCGGTGAATTTTACCTGGGTAAATACATGTTTACAGTTGATTACACCGAACACTCGATTGCGGATGATCCCGCTCAACACAAACAATCTCATGTGCTATACTTGACTGATGCTGGTCCCTGGACTGGTAATTTTGTTGCGCTGCCTAATAATAGAGTTAGGGCCACGAATCCAGCTTTATGGAGGACTGGTGAAGGCGCACCAGATTTTTCGCCTTCGCAATGGGTCCACTCGGCGGAGCAGCATGAGAGCTATACAGATCCGATAATTACATTTGACAATCTATACGCTCCAGAAGAAGATAAGGAAAAAGAATAATTATGGCAACTTCGGGAAGCAAAAATTTTGAACTAGATGTAGCAGATTACGTCGAAGAGGCATTTGAGCGCTGCGGAATTGAGCTCAGAACTGGTTACGATTTAAAAACGGCAACCAGGAGCTTAAATTTAATGTTAGCAGAATGGTCAAATCGCGGCCTAAACCAATGGTCTATTAAAGAGAAAACTGTGGCCATGGTTGAAGACACAACTACATACAATGTTGACAGCACCAATGGAACAGCTGCAATCGATGTCTTGGATGTCTTTATAAGAGAAACCATTGGATCTGAGGCAACAGATCTCCCAATGTCAAGGTTAAGCAGAGCGGAGTATTCTCACATAACCACGAAATCAACAACCGGGAAGCCAAATCAATTTTTTGTAAACAAACAGCTAACGCCAACTATTTCTGTGTGGCCCACTCCAGATAAAAGCAGCACCTATACTATTTACATGAACGTGCTTACCAGAATGGATGATGCGGATGCTGGGGCTAATACACTTGATATGCCGTTTCGATTTTATCCTTGTTTAGCAGCTGGCCTAGCTTATTACATATCATTGAAAAGAGCACCAGACAGAACACAAATGTTGAAAGCCTTGTATGAAGACGAATTTGCAAGAGCTCTAGCTCAAGATGAAGATCGATCTTCTTTTAATATTTCACCTAACTTGAGAAGTTATAACAGCGCGTAATGGCTTTTGCATCGGGAAAATACTCTTACGGGATCTGCGACATAACTGGTTTTCGTTATAAGCTCCAAGACATGAAAAAAACTTGGGATGGTTTGCTTGTAGGACCAGATCAATGGAGCCCAAAACATCCACAGCTTATGCCAAAAAATTCACCAAACGATCCACAAGCTATTAGAAATGCACGACCGGATGTCGATGAAGACAACACAAAATTTTTGGTCTACACTAATGTTGGAGATGGAAAATTGGGTGCAGTTTTGGACACATTTTCTGTTACAACTAGCGTCGGTGAGGTAACAATAACGACATGAGTTTTACATACGGAACATTGAAAACAGCGATTCAAGATTATCTTGAGGTTTCTGAAACAACTTTTACAACACAGCTGCCTACGTTTATCAAAGAGGCAGAAGATCGCATATTTTCTTTTGTGCAGCTGCCAAAACAAAGAAAAAATGTTCAAGGTAATTTGACAACAGGCAATCGTTTTTTGGCAACACCAACAGATTTCTATGCACCAATGAGCTTGGCTATCATTAGCTCAAGCACACATGATTATTTAGATTTTAAACATCCATCGTTTATGAAAGAGTTTTCTCCAGGCACAACACAAACAACGCCTAAGTATTATTCTTTATTCGATGATGCGGCTTTTGAAGTTTCACCGATTCCAGATTCCGATCTGACAGTCGAGCTTCATTATTTTTATAAACCAGAATCTCTTACAAGTGGTAGTGACAGCGGTTCAACCTTTCTTTCAACAGATTATCCAGATGCTTTGTTATATGGATCTTTGGTTGAGGGAGCAATCTTTTTAAAAGAACCCGCCGATGTCGTTGCCCAATTTGAGGGCAGATTTAAGGAGGCGGTAGGTAGAATGAAAAATACCTCAGAAGGTCGCGGCACACGCGACGAATATCGTTACGATTCGGTCCGCATT